TTATTGTTCACTTAATATTTCCATAGTCGACTTGCAGTTAATTGCGCTATCCTGAATAGCTTGAAGAAGTGATGAGTATGTTTTATTTATTTTTGTCTCAGCTTTTATTAGCCTGCTAAGAGCTCCTTTACAGTTAACAGCATTCTTTGATGTAGTTGCTTGAAGTTGTTTTTGTGAAATAATTTTGTTCTCAAAATAAAAATCGAGCGTTTTATCTACAAATTGTCCCGACAAAGCAAGGCAAGCCATTAGAAAAGTATATTTTATGTATTTAGAAATACTTTCTAAAATTTTAGGGCGGGTATCTCCCTGTCTTGTAGCTTCAACTTTTAACAACCTATAGCTCATTCCCGCTAATAAAAAAGCAAACCCAGAAAACCCTATTTGTAAAATGTTTACTATTTGAGAGAGGTCCATTTTTAATTCTTTTGCCTTTTCTTTCAATATAGTAAAGCTTCTTGAGATGTAAAGTTTAGATGTCAGAGATTATTTTAACTCAAACACATCGTCAAATTAGGCACTTGAACCCATTCAACTTGTTTACCAAATTCGGTGTATACCTTGGTTGATTTACTGTCTGAGTGGCCCATGCGTGTTTGTGGGTCCCAGCCTTGGGCTTTTATAAGCCTTGCAGATAAACCGCGTATCTCGTGGTAAGTGGGGCGTTCTTCTGGTTTTAGGTGGTTATATACACCTAATTTGTCTCTTACTTTTGAAAACTCTGTACTTATGTTTTTGCTAACTATTTGAGTTATGTGATTTACCAAAGCGCTTGTAGGGTTGGAGTTTTTCTTAGGTAGTCTGTGAACAACATAAGGCGATACAATTCTATCGCGGCTGCTGTCGATGATTGTTTTTATGGTTTCGTTGATTGGGATGATCACATGTGAAGCTTCACTTTTATAGGTTTTTTGGCGGTGTATGGCCAGTTCGCCGTAAATTTTGCTATTTCAATTTCAGGCAAAACAACCATGCGGGTTTGTTAGGCCAGCAAGAAAGGTCCAATATGACACTTTCTTAAGCGTTTACTAACTCCCGCCTGTATCTTTGGCACGTATGTATAAGGTACATTATTTTGTCACACCGTTGAGCGTGAGTGGAAGAATAACGAAGGGTACGTATCCTGTTTTCCTATCGGTGCTTATGACTACTTGCCGTATGAAAGTCCATGCTACTGCGATTACTACGTACTTGAAAAATAAAGCTATGCGTTACTCGCTGCCGATCATCGTAAAGAAAAATGCTAGAAAAAGTAACCTAAGAACTCCTGAAGGCTATGGTAAGTATTAATAATTTCCATACCTAAAATTTAAACTAAAAGTAATTTTGAAAATTAATAATGCAAAAATAATACAAATGGAGTTTATGAGAAAACTTGATTTTTTTGTGTAAGTGCAAGATATTAAAGGGGAAGTAATGGTCGGTATGGAGAGATTCGAACTCTCGACCCCTGCCACCCCATGATGTGACGCTATATCGAGTTAAGTTATTGTAATTTATAAATTATAAATGCAATTAACTGATTTTATATACAGTTAATTTTGCAATTTTTATCATTTGTACAATTCAATAAAATCAAGCGGTTAGGGCGCTTGTTACAAATCGAGTATTTAAGTTATCAATAAAACTCAATATAAACAACTCATTAGAAAATCTTAATCAAAAGCTTCACTTTCCTTAGCAAGATACTTTACCTTTCCAAACTCGCCCATTAGATTTATACTGTACAAATAAACAGTGTTTTATTTTGGTGTGTGTATGTTCGTTATTCCTATTTATATTGAGGCAGGTATTACTGGTTTTGAATCGCCGGCAACGCAATATAAGGAGTTAGGGTTGTCTTTGGACCAACTACTTATCAAGCACCCTGATGCTACTTTTATGGGTGTAGCATCGGGGCAATCTATGCAGGGGGTAGGGATATTCGATGGCGACTTGTTAATTGTCGATCGTGCAGTAAATGTAAGTACAGGTGACGTAGTAGTTGCTACTTACAATGGCAGCTTTGTTTGTAAAATAATCCATAAAGAAAAGCGTTTGTTGATGTCGGCCTCAGATGACTACGCACCAGTGTACATATCACCTGAAGATGGCTTTTGCTTGGAAGGAGTGGTAACAAGGAGTATCAGGTTACATAAGCCTTGTGTTGAGTTTCAAAGTGTTAGTCACATCTAGCTTTATCTATATTTTTCAATTAATATTTCATCAGAAATAAATGGAGTTTGTATGAATATTTTCTGTAAGATTAACCAAAGTGAAAGCTCCGAATCTATACCTGAGAAATCTCCGAGTAATATCAATTCGATATCAAGTGCAGATTTAAAAAAATTGTTGTCGGTTGAGTATAAAAGCCAAACTTATGCATCGTTTTATACAACTGCAATGGAAAAAGACAAGAGTATCTTAACGCTCTCTGTTGCTGGCATAGGCTTTTTAGTTACGCTGTTAAAGTTAGCAAGCTATCTTAACATTTACGATATGGTTTTCTTCTTTGTTGCAGCCGTATCTTATCTATCTGCTATATTTTTAATAATTACTTTATTCAGCAAAAATGCAAGTTATGTAATTGATTTAGTTAACGACCGTGATACAACTTTAAAAAACTTCGAATTAATGCAGTTAGATAAATGGGCAATACGTTCTTTTTATTTAGCTATAGTTATGTCTTTACTAATGGCCATATCAACATCATCAGCACTATTTTTAGAGAGGAATAAAGAAATGACTAATGAAAATAAAGAGACTACACAAAAACTGGTTATAGACGGCAATAGCTATGCCCAAGCGTCCGATCTAAAGAAGAGTTACCAAGGTGCATCAGCTATGCAGCCGGGTTCAGGTGTTCCATCTACAACCCAATCACAACCAGCTTCAGAACAGCAAACTGGTGCTGCCGCTATGAGGCCTGACATAACAGAAGATAATTAATACTGTACACTGTTATGGAAAAAACCCGCTAATTTAGCGGGTTTTTATATACTGAAATTTTTCTCACACTTCGTTTTATCTTTTCTATGTTGTCTGATACCACCCATAGCATTCCTGCTAGGGTGTCTTTGTCCATAGCTTCAAAGTGATCTTCAATACATAGCGCGTTAATTGCGGCTTCTGCTTGGTAGATGTTTTTATCTAGTTTGTTTTTAAGTTGTAGCGCTTTGTTGTTTTGCATTTGGTATTTCCTATTGTTTTCGTTGAGGAAAAGATACAAGCAATTTTGATCGTTAAAAAGTGAAAAGATATACGTCCTATGGTACAAATTACGTCGTGAGATTCGTATTTAGGTATTTTAGATTAAAAGGACGTAGTTAATGGAGCGAATTACCCCCGAAAACTTAAGAGAGTTACGTAAAAAATTAGGTTTATCGAGTCAACAAGCGGCAGATAGCGTTTATAAGAACCGGCGATTATGGCAAAGGTACGAAGCGCCGGTGACTGCCGGTAGCAGTTTGAATATACCGCCAGCAACACTTGAGTTGTTTTGTTTGAAGCATGGATTACCTTACCCGCCAAATAAGCAAGGTAAATTAGGAAAACTGTTGAGCTTTTACGGTGGTCAAGGAGGTGCAGGACAAACGTTACTGACCATTGATATTTGCACAGCGTTAATGGCTGATGGGTATGAAGTGTTGATGATCTCGGGCTCGACTGGTTGTGCGATATTCCAAGGGCAGTCAGCTAGATTAAATTTTCCGTTCCCCAGAACTATAGAAATTCGAGAATTTCCATCGTTTGAAAAAGATGATTTTCTTGAATTACCAGATTCAAGCTCACCAGAAAGTTTAAAGCCAATCATTGAGCGTTATGACTTTGTTTTTTTAGATTTGAGTTTTTCTATTGGTAGATATTATTTCGAGTCTCTCGAGCCTGATTTAATAATAGCGCCTGCAAAAATATCTGAAGATAAGTTACGTAATATGACCGCGTTCAATAATTTGGTTAGTTTAGCCGAATACTTATATAAGCAAAAAATTGAAAAAACAAAGTATGCGCTATTGATGGTGGGGGTATCAACACACTACACATTTAGTCCAGAATATTATGGGTTAATTAATGAAGGTGACGTTGATTATGATGAGAAAAGATCTTACCACTTTAAAGAGCAGGAAGAGCAAGAGCGCGAACAAGAAGAATTGATCGAGCTATTCAATAACCTTAAACGAGTGCAGAATATGCATTTTATGAATAGCTATACATCTAACGCTTATAACAGCTATGCTCACAGATACGGAAAAGGATATAGTATTTTTAATAAGGCTCCTAATTCGTTACCAGCTCATGAATTACGAAGTGTTAAAAATGAAATTTTAAGGTTGCTTGGTGTTCCAGAAAGATCTTATTGATATATAACTATAATTTAAAAAGGGATATTTATGTCTAATTCTAATAGTGAATCCTCACCGAAAGGGCTCTTGATTGTACTTATAGCTCTTGCTTTTATGTGTATCGGTGGGGTTTATTTTTTATGGTTTAAAGGCGTTGGAGTCGGTTTTGGTGGAACTACTGAAACATGGTCTCATTTTGGTAGTTTTTTTGGTGGTGTACTTAGCCCTGTACTCTCGTTTTTCTCATTTTTGGGAATCATTTATACTGTTTACTTACAGTCAAAAAGTAATAAAGAACAAGCTTTAGCCAATAAGTATACAGTTACTGCCATTAAGTTATCTGAAGAAATGAGTAAAGAAAATTTAGTAGAACAAAGAAAGCAATTTAAACAGCAAAATGAGTATGATCAGCAAAAACGATTATTTGATATGCTTTTAAATTCAATTAACAGATTGGAAATTGCAGGGGAAAACGCAGTACTCGATTTAACTACAAAAGTTGATGACGATGAATCTTTATCTACGTTAGGGCCTTATTACAATACTTATAACTGGAGGGCAAAAACTTTTGTTATAGCCCTTGATAAATTGACAAGTCAACTAAACAAAGAAGGTGCTGAAATTATAATTCTATATCTTCAAAAATTATCAGGGCAACTGCATAATTTTTCTGGAGCTCTTCGAAGTAAAAAGGTGGTTTTTACAAACCCAACAGCCGATATTACAAGCGCTGTGCATGAATTAGAAAGTTATAAAGATAAGATAAATGAAAGTATAGAAGTTTTAAAAAGTAATCACGCTATTTAATAAAATTTGAAGTTATGTAAAAAAACCGCCAATTAAGCGGGTTTTTTATTCGCTTAGAATTGTGGCTCATGTGCCTAAAGCGTTCGTTTGTGGTTTAACTTAGGTTTACAGTTAAATTAGGCACTTGCACCCATTCTATTTGCTTGCCGAATTCGGTGTAGACTTTGGTTGATTTACTGTCTGAATGGCCCATGCGGGTTTGTGGGTCCCAGCCTTGGGCTTTTATTAGGCGTGCAGATAGGCCGCGTATTTCGTGGTACGTTGGGCGCTCTTCTGGTTTTAGGTTACTGTATAGGCCTAGTTGATCGCGTACGTTTGAAAATTCGCGGCTGATGTTTTTGCTTACTATTTGGGTGATGTGGTTTACCAATGCACTGGTTGGGTTTGAGTTCTTTTTAGGGAGCTTGTGCACGACGTAGGGCGATACGGTGTTGTCGCGGCTGTTGTCGATAATGGCTTTTATTGTGTCGTTGATGGGTATGATCACGTGCGACGCTTCACTTTTATAGGTTTTTTGGCGGTGTATGGCCAGTTCGCCGTAAATTTTACCGTGTTGATCTGTGAGTGGTTCTTTATACCAAATGCAACCACAGCGCCCTGGCTCTGCTTTTTTTAGTTTGTATTCTATGCGCGAGACTTCAAGCACTGCGTGGGTGGTTTGCATGGTTAAGTCCATGGCTGTTTTTAGCCAGAGTGGGGCGGCGGCACGTATTTTTTCAAATGCGTTTACGTCCAGGGCTTTGCGCTTTTTGGCTTCTTTTGGCTTTTTAATTTTAAGCGCTGCTGGGTTGGTGGTCATGTGGCCTGTGTCTTTGGCGTAGTCGAATACCAGTTCAAGGAAGCTTAATTTGCGATTGTATACGTTGTTACTGGCGCTTTGATGAAAGTGCTCCATGTAGTCGGTAACATCACTTAGGGTGATTTCTTCGCCTGGCATGGTGAAGTATGACTTAACGCGTTCGGCGTCGTTTAACCACGTAGATACAACACTGGTGCCGGGCTTTTTATCGGCGGTCATACGCTCAATTATTTTGTCTACTAAGCTGCTAAAGCTAGTTTTTGAGGCGGTGTCGTTTATTAGGTCGTCTAGTAATGAGCCGCCGCGTTTTATGCGGTTGTACTCGTTTGCAATGATGATTGCTTCGGTACGGTTTTGGCTAATAATTTTGCGCTTGCCGTTTACCAGTTTGAGTTGATAGCCGGCGTTTTTATCAAAGTATAAAAACGGCGGCAGGTCTCGGTTTTTGTTAAGTCGTTTTCTTGGTGCCATTTTAGCTGTTCGCTGCTAGTTGCAATGCAATTTCTTTTGCTTTTGCATGCGTTCCTGGTTGTTGGTCTTCGTAAATATACACTTGTTGTCCTGGGCCTACCAATTCGCCTAGCACATAGCCGGTTGCTACCCAGTCGCGGAGTGATTGGTAACTTGGTAGTGAGTCGTTGTGAAAGTGTTTTTTTGCCCAGCAGCGGGCTTTCATTAATTTAGGCTTTTTCATAAGTCACCTGTTTGCAGTTCGTCTAAGTTAGGTAGCGCATCAAGCGCTTGGTTTAGGTTTTCAAATTCATAGGTTGCACGATGACCAGGCGTACGAATGTCAATAATTACGCCGTCGTCATCTTCTATTATGCTGATCACTTTTTTAGCCATGTTGGTTCCTTATAATGCTAAGCGTTCTTGCCTTGGCTGTTTTGCTGTTGGCCTGTTATCAGCATCAACCACTTCTATAAATGGCTCTTGCTGATATTGGTTACACAGCTCTGTTATGAATACTTGGGTGCCGTGGGTTTGGCATTTACCATAACGGGTTTTTGTTTTAGCTTGGCCGCGCCAGTCTGTATGCGGGCAGTGCGGATCGTCGCTTTTACCAATGTGTTTATAGGCCTGACAGCTAATACAGGCCTTTGGCATGGTGATGGCGTTCATTTAACTGAGTCCACGTTTTGTTTAATTACATCGAACTCAATTACCCATACCCACGGGTTTTTACACCAGTTTTTGTATAGATCTTCCCACAAATCCATAAAAGAAATGTAATAGGGCATTACTAAAGAACTCGGCCTTGCAGGAAAAACACCCTCATACTTTGCTTGTGCTTCAGTGATATTTTGGACTCTTTCACAACGGACGTCAGTTACACGCAACGTTAAACGGCTAGCCCAGCGGGGCATGTGTATTGAAGGTTTTTTTCTACAAGAACTATTACCTGTTTCAATATCGACTATTTCAACAAGCTTATCTGTAGCTGGATAACTAACAGTGACGCCTTTACCTGTTTTAAAATCAGCATCCAAGTATTCATTCTCATCATCAACGTAAGCCTGAAAGGTTTCACGAACCCAAATAAGATCACCTACTCTGTAAGATGCGTTTTGAAAGTTATCGTTATTCACTTCTCCAGCCACTTCATTTGGCTTTAGTAAGCAACCTAAATCACAATCTTTTGTCTCTAGCTTCATTGGCCTGCGCGTAACTGTCTTGCGGCCTTCAGCTAAGGCTTGAACCATTTGCTGGTTAAATATCATTGGTATTATTTTCATGGATCACCTTTGTTATAGACGCTAAAGCGCAACTCATAATTCCTAATTTCACTACGTAGTTAAACGGGAAGTCGTCTACTTCGTTAACTTCGATTAGGGCATCACGTTCTATCTTTAAAACTTGTATTTGTTGTTTATCACTGAGCTTCAAAAGTAATTCGTCTGTTACGATAGGAGTTGCATCGTTGATATTTTTTACGTTACCTGTTGCCATGGGTGCTCTCCTCAATCAACATATTTGGGCGCTTAAATAACAGCGCGGTGTTTTGTAATTGGTCGATGGTGACTCGACGGCCATCGATGGCGATTACCTTTACTTTTTTAACTGGGTGTTGTTCTTCAACTATGGTGTAGCGCTTATTGTTTTTTATGCTTTTTAAGCACATAGCACCGTGTTTAGCTGATTCACCAAACTCGCGTGCTATTAATATTTCAGTGTAAAACAGCCCAGTTTCTAGCATTCTCTCTGCTGCTTGGTGTGCGTTCATTAGTTTCTCCTATGCGATTTTTTTGGTTTGTGTTGGCTGTGCGCTTTGCACAGCGTGTTTACGTTGATAAAACTGGCGAATGCGAGCCCGTTGCTGAGCTACGCTGTGGCGTTTGAATTTGTGCATTGATTTATCCTTACTAAGTGTTAAAAACAATTCGTGCATCTTGATCACGGCCAGAATAAAGCCAGCCGTCCATTGCTTCTTTATCGTCTTCAGATAGGTGGCGATATTTAGCAATAGCAGCGTCTCCTTTAACTATGCCAGCAGGGCCATCATGACTACTTGAACCATAACTAAAGCCGTTTTCTCTAAGCCACTTTTCTGCAGCGTAATGAGCGCCAAAAGTGGTGCCGTCATGTTTAAAAACTTTTTCGTTTGCCATTGTTATACCTGTTATTCCCAAGGGATTAAGCCCAGTTGTTTACGTTTGTCGTTCCATTTTTTAACGAGTGCGCAGGCTTCTTTTTTGAGCTTTTTGTTAGTTAGTAACTGTTTGATCTCGGCTTGGTCTTTGGCTTTAAAGCTGACCAAGGTTTCTAACGTTGCTTGCTCAAATTCGGTCATTAGTCGGCTTGGTTGTATTTACGGCCGCAATAACAACAATGAGTAGCCATTATAGAAACATCGTTTTTACACAAATTGCGTGCGTGTCCACCGCCTTTTTTAGGCGCTCTGAATGCGATATTTATTTTTGGGTTCACTGGTGAAAAATCCCTATCACTTAAAATAAAAACTTGGTTTTGCCAACGAACATCAATATCAATTGCGCCTTCAGGTATTGCTCCCGACTCAGTTAAATGATTTTTAATGCGCTCTAAATTTTCTGTAAAACAGTTGCATGTATTTTTCATAATTGTTTACCTAGAGATTAATTTGTAAGATTTTTTGTTACTTTTATGCAGCCATGCGTAAAGTATGGGTGTGGGTGTTTTCAATGAGGCTTAAAAACGCTTTAGTGACAAACAGATCGCGCTTGGCGCTGGCGTTTAGTGCCCATGTGCCGAGTACTGTTTGTGTATTTAGGTCTACAAATACGATGATGCAGTATTTGGTACCTGACTCGTAAATGCGTAGTTCTTCACCTTGCATACGCTGGTTCATAAAGTGAATGCGCTGCTTTAGTTGGTTGATGATGAGTGCTGTAAATATGTTTAGCATGATTATTCGTCCTTTTTCCTGTTGTGTTGTTGGTTGGTTGCTTACGGCAACCACTCGGCTGGGCTAGTTGGGCAAGTGCGCGCCAGCAGGTTGTGACACTTTCCCTGAGTTACGCTGCGTGTGGTGGTGGCTCAGGGTATGGGCTATTAGCTGCTTTTTGCTCGGGTATAATCAATTGAAATGGGCATACCTTTTGCGCTTGTTTTAGCTTGTGAAGTAACGGGCCTGTTGCGGCGTTATTTCGGGCTGTTGGGAATAAAAATACTTTGGTCATCGCTATTCTCCTTGTGCCGTTAGGCTGCTAGTAAGTCGTTTTGCAGTTCACGCAGGTGGCGTAAACGGGTAGTGCGAACTGTTCGGGCTACCCGAACAGTTCTAAAGCTGCGTTCTAGGTCGTTATTTGCTGCGCTAATTAGGCATAACAGTAGGCATACTGTGTAGCGCAATACGCCTTGCTTGATTGCTTGGTGTACCGTTTGGCGCATGGAATGGGTGTTAAATTTAAAGCTGAGCTCATTACACGCTTGGCGAACGGTGCACAGTTTTACGCCTAACTCAGCGGCTATGCTTTTTTGTGGTAGGCCTTTAGCGACCAATAACAAAGTGCGCGCTTGTTGAGTTGGTAGGCGTGAATAGGGCTTGGCATTAACGTGCATGTCGTCAAGCTGGTATCCGGTTTCTGTGCGTAATGGGTTCATAGCTAATCTGTTTATTGTGTAACCTATGGTTTATAAGTAAACCATGGGTTTATGGTTCAGGCAAGCTTGAAATAGTAAAAAATTAAACCAAAGGTTTATCCTGTTGAAATTAATTGATTTATTTTTGTACTTTTATGCTTGTGAGCTAATATGTATTTGCTAAATTAATAAAAAAGGAATTCAAATGAAGAGTTTAAATTGTGCGGTTTTAGTTGTGAGCTTTATTGCTTTAACGGGGTGTATTAGTAACGCGGCTGATACCGCAACGCCAATGCCTACAAATTTAACGGGGATTTATAAGGCTTCGTTTACTGGTGGTTCTATAACTTGGAATATTGAAAGTGACGGCACCGGAGTGGCTTGCGAGGAGCGGGTATCTATGAATATGGATGCTAAGTTGCGTGACTTAGTGGTGAATGGCGATATTGTTTATGATGTTTTTGAGTTTAAAGTAAGCGATGTAAGTGATACTGGATTTAAGGCTGAAGGGGTAAGCGATTTAACGTTTAAAAAGATGAGTAAGATGCCCGTTGCATGTAAATAATATTTAGGAGGTGTTATGAAAGGGATTAACTTTGTGGCGTTAGATGTTGAAACGGCAAATGAAGATCATAGTTCTATTTGCCAAATAGGGTTGGCACGATTTAGGGATGGTGTTGTTGTTGATACTATTTCCCAGCTGATAAACCCAAACCAGCCTTTTAGCTATGAGAACATTGAAGTGCACGGAATTACTGCAGATGATGTTGAAAATGCACCAACAATGAATGACTTTATTGATGCGTTTTGGCTCTTTGTTGGAGATGATCATGTTGTTACTCATACCGCTTATGATAGAACTGCGATGAATAAAGCCTCTATTCGTTATGATCTACCATTTAATGATAAACCTAACTGGCTTGATTCTGCGCGTGTTACTCGTCGCGCTTGGACTCAATTTTCAGAGCGTGGCTATGGGCTAGGTAATATTTGCCAGCATTTGGGGATTGAATTTAAACACCATGATGCCCTTGAGGATGCGGTAGCGTGTGGCAAGGTGTTAATCGCTGCGTGTGAGGTTAGAGCTTGTACTTTAGATGACTGGTTTAATGAACTTAATAAAAAGCAGTTATCTCGGTTTGAAAAATTACACATTGATGAACTGAAGGGAGACCCAGAAGGTAGTTTAGCCGGTAATATTATTGTGTTTACTGGTAACTTAACTTTATCACGAGCTGATGCTGCGGAACTTGCGGCTAAAGCTGGGTGTGATGTGGCGAAGGGTGTTACTAAAAAAACAACTATGCTTGTTGTGGGTGATCAGGATATGTCGGTACTTGCTGGGCACGATAAGAGCAGCAAGCACCGTAAAGCAGAGGATTTAATCGCTAAAGGCCAAAAAATACAAATTATGGCTGAATCTGATTTTATGGCTCAAGTATCATCTTAAAACTGAGTACCAGAATACTCGGCCGATTACTCTAACTTGTTGTGCTTCTTCAGGTGAAAGATTCTCGTCTGGGTATTCATCCATATTAAAACTGCGTATACGCAGGCCACCACCTGGTCTACGTGTGAGGGTTTTAACAAATAATGCGCCCGCCCAGTCTATGGCGTACATGTCACCGTCTTTTATTGTGGTATTCGCAGTATCAATACCAACGGTTGCGCCATCAGGTATAACCGGTTCCATTGAATTACCAGACACTTTTACACAAGCGGCAGCATTATAATCAATACCATGTTTGCGCAATGACGATTTAGAAAATCTTAGTTTGGGACCTGATGTTTCAAGTTGTATTGTTGAACCAATACCTGCGGATAATTCTACTTCCATATAAAACGGTACTTCTACTTCATCATCATTGAGTGGGGTTTTACTATCCCATGGATCTAATTCAATAAAACTGTCAACGTTAGATGATTGATCATGCTTTTTTTTGCTGATTGAAACTACGTTTTCAGGGAATTTATCACCTTCACCGTTGATCAACCATTTTATAGACACGCCTAACCTTTTAGCGCATGCGTCTAATGACTCGCGACTAATTGAGTTTGTTTTAAACCACTTTCCAGCAGCTTGAGGTGTGACATTGGCAGCTCTAGCGAGTTCTGCTTTGGAAACACCTACATCTTGCATTGCCGACCATAGTCGGCCAGTAACTGAATTATCTTTCATATCAACACCATAAACCTAAGGTTTAGAATTTAATACAAAACAAGGTTTACAATAAATAAACTAATGGTTTATATTGGTTTAGTTAACGGAGGGTTTATGACACCAGAATTTAAACAATGCGTTGAGGCCGCCGGTGGTACTCAAAAGCAACTTGCTGAAAAACTCGGGGTAACTGAGCAGGCAGTAGGTAAGTGGAAAGACAAGAAAATTCCAGTTGTAAGGGTACTGCAAATTGAGGCTGCGCTTGGCGTTAATCGTAGTTTTTTGCGGCCTGATATTTATCCGCCTGAGGAAAGCAAACAAGCTGCTTAGGTTGATGGTTTTCATGGGTTATTCCTGTGTTGTTGTGCGGTTAATTTTATTGCAATAACTCAATCAGGAACAAACCTGCACGATATATGTTTTTTTATACAGGTGATTTATGGCGTTTCAAGATTTGAAGCTTAGTTTTACTGTTGATAATTCGGCAGTAATGCCACTTTTTGATCGTTTGCGTTCTGCGCTTGAAAAGCTAGAAGTGCATGTGGCTAATTTGGTGCGCACTAATATTGAAGAGCTGATGCAAAAAGGTGATTTGGTTGTGGTGGTAACTCATTTTAATAAAGACGATATGAGTAGTGTTGTGTGTCTTTATCCAAGTGAGGGCTTATTACGTATTGCGAAAGCTGTGTTTGATAAGCGTTATGAAGATTTATTGCCAGAATTAATAATTACTAGTTCAGAGGCTGAATTTATTAAAGAGCGCTGGGAAAAAGAATTTAAACATTAAAAATAATGTTTTCTTTATTTTGGCTGTGGTAACACACTAATTTAAAAGCACTTTAATACAACACAGTAATAGGATGAAAAATATGAATGAGCACAATGAAAATTTATGTATTGGTGTTGCTACGTTTCGAATTGATGGTGAGACAAAGCAATTTGGCTTAACTCAGGAAGACTTTGATATGTTCATGCAAAGGACTGAAAAGCTTCAAGAGAATATCAATTCAATGATAGACAGCTTGAAGCGTTTCAGCGAAGAGAAGGTAAAGCTAGAAAGTCAGCTTGCTGTTATTCGCCAAACTGATACCAGTTTTCAGGTAAAAGAGTGAGAGCTGGGCCAGTACATTGTAATTTTTGCTCATCAGAGTAGCCAGTTTCTTTGAAAAATAAATACTGGCCATTCTGCTTATGGGTGAAGAATTTAAACATCAGCGGTGCAGGGGTGATTTTGTATTCTAACGAAGTTAAGCCTTTTTCAGTAATAGTATATTTGTCTTCTTTAGGAGATTTGCGTATGTATTTTTCATCATTTAACCATGTGATGGTTGGCTCAATCATATCAGCCATACTTTCAAGGTGCTCATGTAAGAAGTATTCATAAGCAACTTTATACAGTTCTTCAGAGGATAAACTTATATTACAAGGAAAATTTTTAGCTGTGTGGTTGAGGATTAGCGAGCTAATTAGAACAAATTGATTTTGATTGTCGACTTTAAGAGACATTTTTTGCTTCCTTATTTTGGTTTGTTGGTTTGGTCACTAAATATACTAATTTAAGGGGGCAACTTTTAACAGAAATTAAAGGGCTGAGCTGACCGATGTTAAGACTTTGAAGGTTTAAAAAATAATATGTAAGTATCTAAAGACAAAGTAACGACAGGTTTGAGTTAGTAGATGAAATCAATAGGAGTAGTTATGCAGCATACGACTTTGCAGGATGTACACGATGCCTTGCAGTACCTTGACCCTAATTGCTCGCGTGATGAGTGGGTTAAGGTGGGCATGGGTATTAAAAATGAGTTTGGTGAAACGGGCTTTGATGCGTTTGATAGTTGGAGCGCTGGCAGTGAGCGCTATAAACCAAGTGATGTTAAAAGTACGTGGCGTAGCATTAAGGCCGGCGGCGGTACTACGATTAAGTCGGTTTTTAAAATGGCTATTGATAATGGACTGACTTTTGAACGTGAGCCGATATCGCCAGAAGAGCAGGCCAGGCTTAAAGCTGAATTTGCACAACGTGCTAAGGAGCGCGAAGCGCAGGAGGCAGAAGATGAAGCCGCGCGCCAGCGTTGGCATGGGGTTGTTGCGGAATTTGCCAGTAGTTTACTTGACCAGTTTACGATTAAGGTTAAGTCGAATAAGTATTTGAGCGAAAAAAAGGTGATTGGTTTTGGGGTTAGGGCGTTTAAGCAGTCTGTTGTTGTGGTTATGCGGCCGAATTTTGTGGCTGAGTATGTTACTGGTGCAAAAGAGGTTAAGCAGTTTTTAAGCGATTTACCACCTAAGGATGAACGCGATTATTCTATTTTCCATATTAAGCGTGGGGACTTGGCGATTCCGTTGATTGATATTGATAAGGCACTTTGGAATGTGCAGATTATTAATGCGACAGGAGGTAAGTTCTTTTTAAAGCATGGCCGTAAGACTGGGTTGTTCCACTTTATTGGTAAAGCGAGCAGTTGTAATATTTTGGCTGTTTGTGAAGGCTATGCAACGGGCGCTAGCATTCATATGGCAACTGAATGGCCATGTGCGGTGGCGCTTGATGCAGGTAATTTAATGCCTGTTGCGCTAGCACTGAAAGAAAAACTACCTGATAAGACATTTTTGCTGTGTGCTGATGATGATGCTACTACGAAGGGGAACCCGGGTGTAACCAAGGCGAATGAAGCGGCAGCGGCGGTTAATGGCTTGGTTGCTTTGCCTGACTTTTCTGCTGTGGCGGATAAGGCGGCGTAATGGCGAGTAAGAACTTAAACGATTGGAATGATTTACATGTTAACGCTGGCCTTGATGCGGTTAAAACACAGTTATTGAGTGTGGTTGATAAGCCTAGCGCTAATGATGGTAATAAGGAAAATAACCCACCGCCGCAAAACGCTGACGCGCGACAGCGTTCTCTGGGGGATGAGCAGTGGCAGCACAATTTCCAAAGAACTAATTCGGGTAATCCTCAGGCAAGTATTAGTAATACTAAGTTGGTGCTTGAAAATGACCCTGCTTTTGATGGTGTGTTGGGGTATTGCGATTTTAGTTACCGCATTATTAAGCGTAAGAAGCCGCCTTTTTTAAAGGGCAAGGTGGGTGAGTGGACCGATACTGACACTGAGCGCTTACGTATTTACCTTTCTGATACCTATGGTTTTACGCCTAGGGCCAATGATGTGATAGGCGCTATTTTGGTTCACTCTGAAGAACATGCTTTTCATCCTGTGCAAGATTATTTAAATGCTGTTAAGTGGGATGGTAAGCCTAGAGTGGCTATGTGGTTGCATAATTATTTAGGAGCTGATGATACTGATTATGCGGCTATGGTTGGGACGTTCTTTTTGGTTTCGGCTGTGGCGAGGGTGATGCGGCCACCCGTTAAGGTGGATTCTGTTTTGATACTTGAGGGATCACAGGGGTTGGGTAAGTCGTCTATGTGTCAAAGTTTGTTTGGTGATTGGTTTACTGATACGCCTATGGCGCTGGGTGAAAAGGATACGTTTCAGCAAATGCAGGGGATGTGGGGTATTGAGCTGGCTGAGCTTGATTCATTTAATAAGGCGGAAAATACGAAGGCTAAGCAGTTTTTTGGTTCGCAAACAGATAGGTACCGACCCAGTTATGGCCGTATGGTGCAGGAGTTCCCGAGGCAATGTGTGTTTGTGGGGACGACTAACCAAGATAGGTATTTAAAGGATTCTACGGGTAACCGGCGATATTGGCCTGTGATGTGTACAAAGATATGTCAGGATGCGATTGCCCGTGATAGAGACCAGCTTTGGGCGGAGGCGTTGCATTTGTTTAATGAGGGGGTGCCTTGGTGGCCTACTGATGAGTATAAGCATTTGTTTGAGGAGCAGCAGGAGGATAGGTTTGATTCTGATGTGTGGGAGGGCATGATTTATGAGTGGCTGCTTAAGAATATGCGCGGGGATTATTCGCTGGCCGATATTATGACTGAGGTGCTTGGTATGGATCCTCATGCTATGCGACCGCCTGAACAAAAGCGTGTTGGCCAGATTATGCATAGGCTTGGATTTACTAAGAAGAAAAAACGTATTGATGGTAAACGCCCTGCGTTTTACGTGGCGCCTGAGGGGTTTTGGAATGTTAAGTAGGTTGTTTACTGTGACCATGACCAGCAGTGGTGACCGCTGTAAGGTGCGTGGTTGTTGGTGTGGTCATGGTGGTCACGGTGGTCACGGTGTTTTCGCGCACACATACGCGCGCGGGTGCGAGCGGACACGCGTATTTTGTACTTTCTATTTATATGCTTGTTCTTGTGTATGTAAAAACACTATGACCACTATGACCAGTATGACCAATAGAGTACTTGCAAGGGTTGTAGCGGTCACAGTAGGTGGTCACGGTAAAAATAAGGGTGACCAAGGCGATTTTAATTTGTTATTAGGCTTTGATGGGGAATGATGATGCAGTTAGTTACGACTATTGATGATTTGCTTAATGAATGGGGTGTGTGGTCTCAAGCTGGTTTGGGGCTTACGCTGAGTTCTGCATCGAATGATGTGATCACGTCTATTGATGATGATATGGGTTTGTTGATTGACCAAGCGGTGGCGATGCTAGGGCAGTATGCTCCAAAAACGAAGAAAGTGATTATGATGAGTTACCGTTCGCAATTAAGTACTCGGCAAATTGCTAAGAATTTAGATATTGGTGAAACTAAAGCAAGACAGTTGTTGTTGAGTGGTGGGGCTTGGCTTGAGGGCCATTTGATGGCTAAGGGAGTTTTAATTAAAACGGCGGCATAAATTTTGTATTTAATGAAGTTTTTTAAAACTTAATTGAATATTTTTGTGTTTGATTTAGGTATAGATGGTCAGGTTTAAAAAATTTGCATTAAATAGGGGGGCGTGTTAATAATTAATTGTGGTGGTAAATTTTATACAAATGTGTAAAATGCGCCGCAATTAATGGAGGAGTGTAATATGTTTTTTCCACTGCTAGGCAATCGTCAATATAAGAAAGAACAGTTAGAAACTGTAAATATTGATAGAGATGGAATTGTAAGCCTGAACTTAAATAATGAAGTCGTTCAATCGAAAATTAAAGCTCAAATTGATAAACTTAAAAAACTAGATGACAGCAAGAAAGCTGCAAAGTAATTAATAAAGGATTTTATGGGTGCCTTAGTTTTAGGGGTTGTGTTGATACTTGGGTACTTTTATCAGAGCTATCATCCTTATCGCCGGCTTCGTTTAGTTAGAAGTTCTGGATATCATATTTACTTCAAAGCTGGTTTGTCTGGCTTAGTTTTTGTCTTATTAGCAACTGTCACATGGTTGCTTATCGATTTTTTTGATCTTCCTTCTAATTTGGTTGATGGAGTTGAAGAAAAACCCAAATTAACATTCATAGAACAAAATATCTCTTACTGGAAAGAGATTAAAGCTGTTGCAATATTCCTTATAGCTTTAGTTTTTTGTTCGTTGAATATTTTTCTTTGTAAGTTGCTCTCAAATAAAAAGAAGGTTTATGAGGAGTTAGCATCAATTGCTAATGATCTCGAAATGCTAATTGTCAAATCGACGATTGAAGTTAAACCAATACGAGTGGAACTAGATTGTGGAAAGGTATATGTAGGCTTGCCTGAAACTCCAGATTTTGAGTCAGGTGAAATTAAATACATTACCCTGTTACCACTTTTAAGCGGTTATGTTGATGATAAGAAAAAAATTGTTTTCAACAATAATTACTATCTGCACTATGAAGAATACTTTAATGAAAAGAGTGACGAAGAGACTGAACATAATAGCATTAATGATTTTTCTATAGTTATACCGGTTGAAGAAGTAGTAGTTGCCAGTCGTTTTAGTATTGATGCGTTTATCGCGTTCAGGAACGCTAAAGAGTCTGTATTAATTGGTCCGCCTAACCCAAAGAGTTAATATTAAAAATAGTTTGCAATTGCGCGCGCAATAACTATACTAATTCAGGTAAGCTTAGCAAAGCTGCATCATAAAGCCCGAGGTTAACACCTTGGGCTTTTTTGTATCTGTGTTTTGACCCTTACATTCCTGTTGTTTAACCCGCTTTGGTTTTACCTTAGCGGGTTTTTTACGTTTGAGGCCTTAAATGAAAGTTAACAAACTATTAGCCGCTGGTGTTACGGGCGTTCTTGCTTTAGCTGGTGTGATGGTTGCTGAATTTGAGGGTGAGGTAAGAACGGGCTATGTGGATCCTGTTGGGGTGGTTACGGCTTGCTTTGGGCATACCCAAACGGCCGAACTTGGTAAGGCTTACACTGAGAACGAATGTTTAAATCTGTTTGCTATGGACTTAGGTGATCATAATGAGCAGTTATTGAGAGCGGTTAAGCAACCGCTTTCAACAAGTGAGCATGCTGCTTACTTGTCTTTTCACTATAACGTGGGCGCTGGGAACTTCCGTAGTAGCACATTGCTTAAATACTTAAATAACGATGAACGTGTTAAGGCGTGTAATGAATTACCACGTTGGGTTTACGCCGATGGCCGTAAGCTAGCCGGTTTAGTTAAGCGCCGAGAGCTGGAACGCCAGCTATGTTTGAGTGAGTTAAACAATGCTTAGTTTAAATAAGGTTGTTTTTGCAGGCTTAGCTACGATGTTGGGCATTGCTGTTGTTAGGTATGTGGGGCTTGAGTCTGACTTAACTAAGGCGCTTGATGATAATAAGCAGCTTAAAGCGTCAGTACAAAGCTATAAGAACCACGCTGAATATTTAACTAATAGTTTGGCGGTTGCTGATCAGCAGAATAAGCAGCTGCTTAAAGAACGTGACTTATTGGCTAAGTTAAGAGCTGATCACCAACAGCAGCTTACTTCGATTAAAACTCAACTCCAATCCTCTACTGCGCAGCTTGATGCGTTAAGGCTTTCAACTAATGAAACAACTAAGAACTGGGCTAATGATTGCGTGCCTAGCGCTGTTATCAGCGTGTTCAAGTACGCAAGAGTTGGAACCTGTAGTAAGGACGGTAGTACAAACTAAATATGAGTTTGTGCTGATGCCTAATGAGTTTATACAGCCATGCAACGTAAGCGCTCATGTTGTTGGTGATAATGCGTCACATAGTCAATATACGGTGTATTTGGAGTCTGTTATTGATATCTGTAATAAGCAGCTGAGAAAGGCAAGAGATTGGAACAATGCGAATAGAGACTAGTGATATAGCTATGCAAAAAGCGGTAAGTGCAACGACTTACAGTGCAAGCTTAGGCGCAGCAGCGGGAGGAATTTTAAGCTTGAATGAGTGGGCTATATTACTGGGCATTGTGTTTGCTGCGTTAACGTTCTTGGTTAACTGGCGGTTTCAGCATAAGCGTAACGAACGTGAAGCACGTAAGTATGAGGATGATAGAGAATTTCATCGCGCTCGTATGGAGGCGCTACAACAAAGCGACCAAGCACAACTGCTATGTCAGGATAAGTTGAATGGCAACTAAGCCAGGCTCTTGGTGTACTAAGTGCAGAGCTGTGCATCGTGATGAACCATGCCCTAAGCGTGTTCCCTTTGGCCGTAAGCGCGATGGTAATAAACAATCAGGTAGAGGTGGCCGTGTGTGGCAACGAACAAGAGAGTTTATATTTCATCGTGATAACTTCTTATGTCAGAGGTGTAAAGCGAAAGGCATCTTAACCTCTGTTGAGTTACATGGTGCTTACCATGGTATATGTGATCACATTGTTCCCATCAGCCAAGGTGGTGATGACAAGTTAGATAATCTTCAAACGATTTGCCAGTCTTGCGATAAAGAAAAAACAGCACTTGAGTCACGTCAAAGTCTTAACCCGGGGGTAGGCAAAGTTTAGCGCTACCTCACGTACACCGCCCCCTCAATTAGATTTTTATGCGGGGCAGAATTGAAATTGAAAAACCCACTTGAAGAGATTATTTGGTAATTATGGCAGGTAGATACCCAGCAGTAGCAGAGGACAGAACTAACAAGGTTGTTCAGTTCCCTAATTCTGCTGAAAACAAGGAAATTAGTGATAAGGACGCGAAAAAGATCGCGACCCAATCGCGTCCGCGTGGTATGTCAAAACCAGAACAGCAGGTATGGAATAGTGATATACCTGAGTATGTAAAGATTAACAGGTTTAAGCCTCACTATATTCGATTTTTTAAAGAGTACTGCATTGTAATTGCTCGCATGGAAGCGGCTCTTGCATATTTAGAAGAGAATGATTGGAAGTATACAACCGAAGGTCGTAACGGTATTCAGCATAAAACAAGGCCAGAGGCCAGCCAGTACAATGACGACTGGCGCAAACTCAACAGTTTGATAAATCAGATTGGTGGCAGTCCTGCGACAGACCAACGATTTAATAATCTGCAACCTGGTTTATTTGATGATCTGTACTGAGTTCATTTAAATGCAAAACCGTAGTAATTACCCAACGTTTCAACGTGATCACTTAGCTGATATTGAAAAGTATGCATCTGATGTATTAAGCGGTAAGCGTCCATCTAACAAATATGAGATGTTAGCTGTAGAACGTGAAAGTCATGACCTAGCAAGAGCAGGCAGTGAGGACTTCCCTTATTACTTTGACCCTGAAGCCGCACTTAAAGTCATTTGGTTTTTAGAAACCTTCAGCCATGTAAAAGGCAAATGGGCCAGAGCAAAAGGGCATGAAGGTTTACTTAAACTAAGCGGTTGGCAAAAGTGGATAACAGCCCAAGTATATGGCTGGAAACATATTGAAACTCATCGCCGGCGCTTTCGTACTGCGTTTACCTTAGTACCGCGCAAGAATGGTAAATCTACTTGGGTTGCTCCCATTGGTTTATACATGCTAGCGAATGATGACGAACCCGGCGCTGAAGTTTACTGCGGTGCTACTACGCAAAAACAAGCCAACGAAGTGTTTAACCCAGCTAAAAAGATGGCGTTAAAACAGCCTATATTTAGACGCCGATTTAATATTGAATTGTTTGCTCAGCAAATAGAAAAAACAACGGATGGCGGCAAGTTTGAACGCTTAATTGGTAATCCTGGCGATGGTGGTTCACCAAGTTGTTATTTATGTGATGAGTACCACGAACATGATGATGACGACCAACGCGATACGATGATCACCGGCATGGGTGCCAGAGAGCAGCCACTTGAATGGATCATATCAACAGCTGGTTCTAATTGGTTTGGGCCATGTGGCCAATTCCAAAAAGAGTGCCAAGAGGTTCTTGAAGGAACCCGCACCGACGAAACTGTTTTCGCAATGATTTACACCATAGATAAAGATGATGATTGGCAAAGCGAAGAAGCACTGCGCAAGGCTAATCCTAACTTTGGTATATCTGTAGAAGTTGAGTTTCTTTTAAACCAGCTTTCAAAAGCAAGGCAATCGGCGCGTAAGCAAAACGCATTTAAAACTAAGCATCTTAATTTATGGGTAGGTGCTCGCGAGTCTTGGCTTAACCTTGAAGATTGGTTATCAGCTGCTGATAGCACCCTTACAATGGAGCAATTTACTGGCGAAGAATGCACAAAAGGCGTCGACCTTTCAGAGTCAGACGACTTAACAGCCGATGTAACTTGTTTTACCCGCGAGATAAACGGCAAATTACATTACTACTTCTTTGCTAAAACCTACGTAACAGAGTCAAAAGCAAACGAAATAGACATATATCGTGATTGGGTAGACCAAGGCCATTTAATAGAATGTGAAGGTACCAGCATAGATTACGACGAAGTAGAGCGCGCTATCGAAACTGATAACGAGAACTACCAAGTTACAGGCTTATTTTACGACCCTGCAGGTGCCGCGCCTATCGCCCAGCGTGTACAAAACAGTACAGGCATAGAGCCAATTAAGGTGTCACAAAATTACACTAACTTTTCGCCGGCAATGCGTGAGTTTGAAAACTTACTCAGGCAAGGCCGTATACACCATAACGGTGATCCAGTTCTTACTTGGTGCCTTGGCAACGTAATAGCCAAAGAAACCATGGACGGCAAATATATCCGCCCAGTGAAAGAGCATAAAGATAACAAAATTGATACCGCAGTCGCTAAGTTACTGGCCTTCATCGGTTCATGGCAACCGGAAGAAGATGATGGTTCTAACCAAGAGTTTTTGGAATTCTAATGTTTAAAATCCCATTTTTAAGTCGCAACACTACAAAAACAGTGAGCAATACTGCTGATCAAAAAGATATTACAGTGCAGGATATAAATAGTTTATCTGATCTGTTTGGCGTTATGCCATCACTTGCAGGTCCTGCTGTAACGCCTAAAACATCAATGAAAGTATCAATAGTGTTTGCCTGTGTGCGATTAATTTCTGGCGCAATAGCACAGATGCCCGTACATATATTTGAACGTGGTGATAACGGTGATAAAACACGCCTTGCAAACCACACATTAGCTAATCTTTTTAACCTACAACCAACCGCGGTTTGGAGTGCAGCAACGTTTTGGGAGTTCATAGTAGCAAGCGTTCTATTACACGGTGATGGTTACGCGGTGTTATTACGTGATCGCAATGGCGATATTGAAGAGATTTTACCAATCAGCCCTGTAGGTATGAACGTTGTTAACAACAATGGCCGGCTAAATTACTTTTTTACACTAGATGGCACCGCCCGCGGTTTTGACCAAGACGACATATTGCACTTTCCTGGCTTCGGTTTTAACGGCCTTAAATCAATGTCGGTTATTCAGTGGGGCGCATTTAATAGTATTGGGCTTGAGCTTGCCATGGAACAACACAGTGGTGAGTTCTTTAAATCGGGCTCAACGCAACGTGTAGCTGTTGTTAAAAAGGGTAAGTGGGACGAAGAACAAAAAGAAAAGTTCCGTACCGCATGGGTTAAGGCTTATGGCGGTGTAGAAAACTCAAAATTTCCACTTGTGCTTGATGAAAGCACGGATATTAAAGCATTGAGCTTATCAGCTAAAGACTCACAGCTGCTTGAGTCACGCGAATTTCAAATTACCGACATAGCGCGTGCGTTTGGTTTACCGAGCTTTATGGTAAACCAAGAGCAAAAATCAACATCGTGGGGCTCAGGTATAGGTGAAATTGGCCTTTCGTTCTTACGTTTTACACTTGGGCCACACTTAAACCGCTTCGAACAAGAGATAAACCGCAAACTGTTTTTAAAAAAAACCATGTTTGCCGAGTTTATAGCCGCTAATTTAATGCGCTTAACGCTTAAAGACAGAAACGAAGCATACCGCCAAGCCATTGGTGGTTCACAAGGACCTGGCTGGATGAGCATAGACGAAGTTCGCAAGCTCGAAAACCTCCCCGAATTTGGCGGTAAATACGCTTTACCATACGACCCAATTGCAAATAATCAACCAATGGAAAACGAATCATGAATAACAGCCGCAAACTAATGCAGTTAGTTAAAAATAACTGCCAAAACCGTGACCAAGTTGGTTATCAAGTAAAGCAACAATCACCACTGGCCAACGCAGGCGAAAGCCGCCCAGCATTTTTAATTTACGATGTAATTGATCCATGGTGGGGTGTATCAGCCGAAATGATAAAGCGCGACCTGCTTAGTATTACTGATGCAACCGACATCGATGTTTATATTAACAGCCCAGGCGGTGACGTATTTGAAGCAACAGCCATTTACTCTAGTTTAAAAGCGCACTCTGCAAAAATTCATGTACATATAGACGGTATAGCAGCCAGTGCAGCAACACGTATTGCATTAGCAGGTGACACTATTGAAATAGCTGATTCAGGTTTTTACATGATCCACTACGCCTGGACACTTGCACTTGGTAACGCCGATGAAATACGCGACACAGCCGATATGCTTGATAAGGTCGACAACACCATAGTAAACGACTACGAAAAGCGTACTGAAGCAGGCGAAGAACAAGTACGCACCTGGATGAAAAACGAAACATGGTTTACCGCACAAGAAGCATTAGAACATGGCTTTGTAGACAGCATCATGCAAGATGGTACAAACGATAAAACCACCAATAAAGCGTGGGATTTAACACCATATCAAAATGCACCTAAACCCCAGCAACCACAAGATAAATTTGTGCAGCGTGATCGGCTAGAGCGATTTGCCAACATGCTGTTAAAAACTGGCTAGCTCCGCTGGCACCACTACTAAAGCACCTAAGGGTGCTTTTTTTGTACTTAAAATTGAGGAAATTGAATTATGTCTATCCAACAAAAGCGTGAGCAGCGAAAAGAATTAGCTGTAACCCTAAACCAATTGGTAACGGATCACCCTAAAGATGAAGCGTGGGGTGATGACAAACAAAAGAAATACGACGACCTAGTAAATAAAATTGATGCACTAGATGGTGATTTAGACCGCCAACAAAAAGTGCTCGACTTACAAGCTAAGTCAAAGCAAACCATTCAAGACCGCGCCGATAATAACGGTATTTCTACTGATGAGGCAGAGCACCAGTTACATCAAGAAAAAGCAGCGTATGCATCATGGTTGCGCGGGGGTATGTCGGCGCTTAATGAAGATCAACGAGCAGCTGTACAGGCACGCATCGACAGCCCAAAAAACACCATGAGCACAGGCACAGGCTCTGAAGGCGGCTATTTAACGGCTGACGAAATTGCCCCAGGCATTTCGCAAGCACTAAAAGCCTATGGTGGAATGCGAGAGCTTGCAACTGTGGTACCAACGGCAACCGGTTCTACAATTCCATGGCCTACCGCTAACGCAACCGCTGAGCAAGGTGAATGGTTAGCTGAAAATGACACAGCAGATGATGAAGATACTTCATTTGGAGTGCGTAACATCGAAACTCACATGATCAGCTCTAAAGTGATTGCGGTGCCGTTCCAATTATTGCAAGACACTCAGTTTGACCTTGAGGGTTACATTAATGCGCAAATTGGTATGCGCATTGGCCGCACCTCGGAAGATAGCTTTATTAATGGTGATGGCACAGGCAAACCACACGGTATTTTAGCTGATACCACGGCGGGTAAAGTAGGCGCTTCAGGCCAAATTGCTACCGTTACGTATGATGACTTGGTTGATTTACAACACAGCGTAGACCCTGCGTATCGCCGTAGTATGCAATGCGGTTACATGATGAATGACGGCACAATCAAAGTAGTCAAAAAGCTGAAAGATCTACAAGGCCGTCCACTTTGGTTACCTGGTATGGAAGCCTCAGAGCCTAATACCATTTTAGGTAAACCGTATGCAACTAACCAACACATTCCAACCATGGCGGCTAATGCCAAGTCGGTTTTATTTGGTGACTTCTCTAAATACATTGTGCGCGATGTGTCGCAAATGTTGTTCTTCCGCTTCACTGACAGCGCATATAGCCGCAAGGGCCAAGTTGGTTTCTTAGCGTTTATGCGTACAGGTGGTCGCTGCATTGATGTAGGTGGTGCTGTTAAGTACTACCAAAATGCAGCCGCTTAATTGATGCTCCTTAAGCCCCTAACTAGGGGCTTTTTTATTTAACGAAGGATTTAACCATGGCAGCTAAAAAACTAATTACAGCACGTGTACTGGTTGCATGTGTAATTGCAGATCAACCCTTTGAGCCAAACGCACTTGTAAAAGGTGATGCCGAGTTACTTGAGCCACTTATTAAAGTAGGTGAGTTATCAAGTGACAAAGCAGCGGTTGATTACTGCAGCAAAGAGCTAAAAGTTGAAGTTGTTGATCTTAATGCGACTGATGAAGACGCAGAGAGTGACACTGACGAAAATACTGACGGCAAAGAGTAAACACAATGACAATGCTCCGAAAGTTAATTCAGGCACCTAGTATAGAGCCATTCACTGTAGAAGAACTGGCAGCACATACCCATGCTGATGATGATCACTATGATTATTTGCAAAGTTTGGTACCTAGAGCGCGCAAACGTTTTGAACAACGTAGTGGCAGGTTATTAGTAGAACAAACATGGCAGTTTGCCATGCCAAAGTTTTGCAAAGAAATTCACCTGCCTTATGCGCCGCTTCGGAGCATTACTTCAATTAAATATATTAGTAATTTGGGGCAACTCGTTACCATTGACCCAAGTGAATATCGTGTAATTGAGCATGGATTAACAGCAATAATCACCCCTAAATTAGGCGGTCACTGGCCAGCAGTTGGCTTTAAAGTAGCCGACGCTGTACAAATTGAATGTGTATTTGGCCATGCTAGTGACATCGATGACGGTACCAGTATTGATGAGAGCAATATCATAGACCAGGGTAAGTACGACCTCGCAAAACAAGCCATATTAGTGCTTATTGGTGATTGGTTTCGTAACCGTGAAGACACCGCACCGGTGAAACTTTACGACATGCCCAATGCCTTTAAAGCTATTGCTGATGAACTGGCCGTGGAGCTGATATGAAATCGCTTGCTGCTGCTAAATACAATTGCAAAGCCAGCTTTGGTAAAGGTGTAAAGTCAAATGACGGCTATAACACCGATTCATTTGAACATGAATTTTACAAATGGGTAAATATTCAAACCGGTGCTGCAAAAGAGCTAGAACAAAGCGGCCAATTAATGGGCGAAATTACCCATACAGTAACGTGCCGTTACAGCAGCAAAATAACCCCAGCACATCAAATTAGTTATAAACAGCGAGTCTTTGAAATCATTGGTACGCCTGTAAATCAAGATTTTGCCAATGTCTTAACCATTATTGCCGTTAAGGAGCTAACCCATGCTTGATACGGGTATTGATATATCTGGCCTTAAAGAAATGGAAAAAGCGCTGCTTGAGCTAGGTAAAGAAATCGGCGCTAAAAAAGCCAGCGGCATGATGACCAGCGCCATAAGAGACGGTGCGATTAAATATCAGCAAGGTATGCAGCGTAATGCTCCAGAGTCAGACATAGTACGCATGGTTAAAACTAAACAAGGGCAAAAAGTAGAAATTCGACCAGGCTTTTTAAAATCCCGCATTAAAGTTAAAGCCAGCACTAACAGCCAAGGAAGAGAAACACGTCGTTTTGGTAAAGGCGTTGTATCGCTTGTACGTGTGGGTGTGTTTAAAGTGCCTTACATAGTGCAAGTAGAATATGGCACGAACAATCAAAAAGCAGACCCATTTATTCGCCAAGCATTTAAAAAGCGCACCAATCAGGTGGTTGTTGTTATTAATCGTGGTTTAGCTAAACGCATTAATTTAGCCCAGCGTCGTATTGCTAAAAAGAATAAACCAGCATGATAGAAAACAGCATACGCACAAAAGCACTCGCATCAGCAGCGCTGAGCGCCTTAATTGGTGATGCACTGCATTTAACGACTAACCATAACTCAGACGATAACTATATTTTGCTCAGTGTGATCACTGACGACACACCGATTGAAATTCACATGGAAGACAACCAAAGCGAAGCACTTATTCAGTTTGATTGTTACAGCAAAACGCCTGCAAATGCGAAAGCCATAGCCAAAGAACTACAAAATATATTCAACAAACAAGGCTTTGTTGATGATGAAGTAAACGTGCAGCTTGCACTTAAACAAGGCCGTATACCCGACTTTGAAACCGGCTCGCATTTATACCGCGAGTCTTACGAATACATTTTTAAGTACCACACCATAAATAACGAGGTTTAAAATGCCAACTACTCCAGTAACAAGCCCAGCTGCTGATACAGTCGATTCACATAAGTCTACATTGCAATTTTGCACCACTGGTGTGGGCGAAGTTGACGCTATATTGCCCGGACTCGATATCATCCCACAAATTAATTCAGGTAAAGTTTATGAAGACGATACTGATATTGCCGCGGATAGACGCTCTTACAGTGAAAAATGCTTACCTGAAGATCAAGATTGGGAACTTACGTTTCGTCATAAACCAGCCAATGTAGACCAAAAAGCCTTTTGCGACATGGTAAAGGCCGGCACACCAATCAGCATTAAAGTAACCCGCGCCAGTGGCGAAGTGCAAAATGTTGAGTTTTTACCACACGACTACTTTAGTGGTGAGTCAGGTAAAGATTCTGGCAAACAAATGTTTGCCTGCATTGGCAAACTTCAAGAAGTTAACTTTTCAACGCTACCAGCAGCTTAGGGGGTTAAATGATTACAGCAGCGCAAATAATGGCGGGGAAGTTACCCACTTCCTCCCGCGAATTTGATATTGATGGTGTAGGCAAAATAGTATTGCACCGATTGCCGGCGATTGATGAAGTAAAGGCCCGGGAACTATTCAGCGATAAAGAAGCGGATCCTAAAAAACTTGAGAAAATGGCCATTCGTAATACCTATTACATGCTCCACGGCAAGTTTGACGACAAAGAAGCAGCAAAATTAACAAATCTTCTAGACACCCAACAGTTAGGCATGATCCACACCACGGGGTTGTTTTTCACTAACCTTGCTCAAGAGAACCTTGAGGAGATTGAAAAAAACTAAAAAAGCAGCCTGAGTTACAAGCGCTCTGTAACCTTGCAGATAACTTGGGTTGCTCACTCTATGACCTTCATAAACGCTTATCAGCTGACGAACTGGAACTGCGCTTAGTCCACCAAGGGCTAAAAATGGGCCTGACATTCGACAGAAGCGAACAACGAAAAATTGAATACGAGCAAAAACGCCGCGAAGCCGAAGCGTTTTTAAATACTTGTCCTTGGCGTAAACAAAAGAGAAATTAACATGGCATCAATTGCAACGCTCACTATCGATTTAATCGGTAAAAGTGGCAAGTTAACTGCTGAGCTCAATAAAGCCAATAAAAAAACCTCATCGTGGGCAGATAAAACCCGCAAAATGGTAGGCAGTAGCGCTAAAGTTATGGCAGGGTTCGGCGCGACAGGAGTCGCAGCCTACGCCTCTATTTATGCAAAAAACGCCGAGTTTATTGATCAACAAGCAAAAACAGCAGACAGGTTAGGTATAACCACCCAAGCGCTGGGTGGTTTGCAGCATGCTGCTAATTTATATGGTGCTTCCAACGAAGAGTTAAATAAGTCACTGCAAACAATGCAGAAGAACTTAGGACAAGTAGGGCAAACAGGCACCGGTGAAGCCAAGTATGCGCTTGATGGCCTAGGTTTATCAGTTCAAGAGTTACAAGGCTTAGCCCCAGAAGAGCAATTTAAAGTTATTGCCGACAAGCTAAAAGACGTTGAAGACCAAAGCCAAAAGGTTTACTTAGCACAAAGCTTAATGGGTAAATCAGGCGCTAAGATGATCAACGTGATGGACGCCGGCGCTGATGGCATAACCGCTATGATGGAAGAAGCCGACGCCCTAGGGATGACGTTCGATCGTATTGATGCCGCCAAAGTCGAAATGGCAAACGATGCATTTGATAAGGCACAAAAAACCACACACAGTTTTGGCCAAACCTTAGCAATTGAAACAGCACCTATCATTGGTGCTATTTCAGATATGTGGACAGAATCAGCAAAAGAAGCCGGTGGTTTTGGTTCAATCGCTCAGCAGGTGGTTACTAAAGTAGCCACTGGCATTGGCTTTTTAGCGGACATGGGGCGAGGCTTGCAAGTTACCTTTTTACTTGTTCGTCAAGCGATGGCTGAACTAGTCAATGGTATAGTTCAAATAGGCACTGTTGGTTCAAAGATTGGTGGCAAAATAGGGGACGCTTTAGGGTTTGATACCGACACGTTAGACGAAATTAACTTTTTTGCAGAATCAGTATCACAAACCACTGACAGATTAGCCAAAGAAGTCAGTGATTTATCAATGGCACCGATGCCATCTGAAAAAGTAAAAACATGGATTGCTGATGTTCAAGACAAGTTTGAAGCTGCTGCACAAGAGCAAGTAAACAACCCTAAAAAGAAAGACCTTAGCGATTTATTGCTAAATACAGATCCTAAAGTTGCTGATGAAAAAGCGCAAAAGTTAATTGAATCTGCACGCAATCAATACCAACAAATATTTGATGCGCAATTAGAGCAAGATGGCAAAGAAGTTGAGTTAGAGAACCGCCGTTTTGAACGTAAGCAGCAAGAAATGGAACGTGAATTTCAGTTATTGCGCGATAAAAATCTTATTACTGCTGAAATAGAAGCAGAATACAACGCTGCTAAAGAGCAAGCCTTAGCTCAGCATGAGCAAAATATTAGTGAGATAAAAAAAGAACAGCTTGCCGTTCGTGAGGAAAAAGAACGTGACCACCAAGAAAAGCTAGCCGAAGGTGAAGCGCAGCGTAATCAAATGATGCAAGAAGGTTATAACGGCTTACTCAATGTAATGGGTGGCTACTTTGATGGTATGGAAGGCAAGAATGCCAGCTATGCCAAATCAGCCATGGCCATTGGCGAAACCATGCTTGATGAAGAAAAACGAAATTCAATTCAAAGTATTTGGACCAATACTTACGATACCGCGATGAAAGCATATAACGCCCTTGCTGGCATTCCATATGTGGGGCCTGTGTTAGGTGCCGCAGCAGCTGGTGTTGTTATTGCCGCTGGCGGAATATATGCAGCAAAGGCAAGCGGTATTGGCTCTTTCGATGGCGGCGGCTATACATGGGATGGTCCACGCTCAGGTGGACTTGATGGTAAAGGCGGTCAATTGGCCATGCTGCACCCACAAGAAACCGTTGTTGATCACACTAAAGGGCAAAGCCTGGGCTCGAATGTCACTGTTAATGTAATTGAAGATGCCAGCCGTGCTGGTAGCACAAGCCGAAACAGTGGTTCTAGTGAAGAGGTTATAAATATATTTGTAAGCAATATCAGACAAGGCGGCGAGGTATCTTCTGTACTTGAAAATACCTATGGCTTACAAAGGCAGGGGTTTTAAGTATGTTAGTTCGTTACCCAAAAGATTTAAAACTTCCTCTTGTTTCAAGCCATCAACTATCCCAAAACTCCAACTTATTGCGCACAAATATGGCAAGCGGCCGTGCTCGCCAGCGAAAGCGTTTTCAGTCGGTCCCAACAACCATGTCGGCAACGTGGAAGTTAAATAAATACCAAGCACAGATACTTGAAGGGTTTGTAACACACGGCGTTAACGATGCTGTGAATTGGTTTTTAATGCCAGTTCGAACTCCTGAGGGCTTAATCGAACATGAAGTACGGTTTAAACAAAGCCCGCTTGAATCCGTCAGCTTTAACGGCGGATTTTGGAACTACAGCGCCAATATCGAGATTAAAAAACGACAAGTGGTGAGTGAGGAAGGAATGGTTAATTTACTGCTTGAACCCTCAACTTACGATGAGTATGTGCAATCAGTAACTGATTCTGTAAACAACTATTTGGAAAATAACGATGAGTGAATTTTTAGAGTTAACCGGTGATTTAAAAGAATCTATTAATCAACTAAACCAAGTACTGCAAGGCGATGAGAATGCCACAGTAACAATTAATGGGGTTGAAAAACCAAGTATTTCAAAATTAATTATTGATACTCTAAACTCCTTTGTTCAGTTAGTTACAGATGCAGCTGCAGATATTGATGCTGTAAAGTACGAAACCACAGTAGCGGGTATTGCAGGCACAATTGATGGTCAATTCTTTAGTGTTGTTAGCGATGATGACGAGGCGTATCTAGATTTATACCTTAATGATAATGGAACCGCTGTTTTTGAAAAGCGCTATCCAAGCTCAGTGGCTATATCAGCTATTTTAACGGATATTCTTAATACCGATGCGACATACAACATTTCAGAGCAAGCGCTTAATTCAAGCGCGTATCAAAAGCCTGAAAACGATGAAAAGATTGATTTGTATTCGGATAAAACCAATACGAAATCCTTGGCTCATTTTGATAAACGCTCGGGTCATTTTGAATTTGAGGGTGTAAAAAGCTTTTTTGATTTAGAGCAGTACGTCTCAGCGACTCAATCAGATTGGGATATAAATAACCTTCCAGTTTTTGAAAATGGTGCGCAGGGTTTTTGGTATGACCCAAATGACACTAACACGTTATTTCAAGATTTAGAGATGACTATCCCCGCAAAAAGTAACGGCGACCCTGTTGCTATTATGCTGGATAAAAGTGGCAACGGAAATCATTTAACACTACACAACTCAACCCTATTAATTGATGGTTCAGTTCATAGTATAAGTATGGTGTTGGGTTATGGGGAAATAGCTAATCCTGAAATATTCTCAAACATCGCATCAATAACAGGCTCTATTAGTTTTGAAGTTTTAAGCTCGGCGACTGTGAAGTGGTTACTTTATGTTTCACGTTCTGCGGCAGCGCAAACAGGGGTTGGTGTAGGAACGTATTCAGCAGCGTCTGATTTGCGTTTATATGGCCGAAGGTTGACTACAGATGTTACTCAAAACATTGCCATAGCAAATGATATAAAAACAGGCACTGCGTTCAACACTTCATTTAATATAGATTACTTAAATGCTAAAGCGCTGGTTCGTTACAACAATGAAACAGTAACAGCACAAAGCTTCTTAAGTGAAGGGTATAGCGCTGAATCAGTTCCGGAAGTTGCATACATAGGCAATGGGGTTGCAGCGAATTCTATCACTGGTAATTTCTTTGGTGCTGTAGTGCGAATTAATAAGTTACCCACGGATTTTCATAATAGAGTAGACAGTTATCTTACTAAAAATTTATTACCAAGTGAGATAAACCTATTTATAGTTTTTGGTCAGTCAAACACTGATGGGCGAGTTAATATTGCTGATGGCCCCGCTTTGTTACAAGATTCTAAAGTGGACAATGTTAAAGTTTGGAATGGCCAAGATATAACTAATTACGCTTTAAACAACACAGGTAAAGAAGGTAATGGTTCAAGCTGGGTAACAAGTCAAACAACTAATAAATTTTCATTTGCCCATGTTGCCCTGAAAAACATTGCTGAAACAATGGATAATGTTGTTGTTTGCCAAGTAACATCTGGTGGAACAGCATTATCGCCAGCGGCTTATGCAAGAGGTTCTTGGTGCCCCAATTACAATGAAATACCTGATGGCACCCCGCGCTTATTAGAAGACTTAGTAACCAGAATTGGCAATTTAATGGCGTTCTGTGCTCGCAATAATATTGTGATTAACTTTAAAGCAATTATCGCTCACCAAGGCGAAAGCGACTCACAAAGACGTTACGATGATCCGGCTTTGTATGGAGCCAGGTGGTCAGATGTTATTAATATTTTAAGAGGCGTAGCAGAGGACCCAGAGCTACCCGTTATATATGGCACCGTGCCATCATCAAGTTTATGGTATGACGCAACAATCCGCCAAGCTCATTTAGATTTTGCAGCAAATGATCCAAACGCATACTGTCGAGACAATGAGAACATTTCAATGTTTTCAGATGACTTACATTTCGATGCACCAGGCAGTGTAGAGTTTGGCGAGTGGGCTGCAACAACGTTCAATAATTTATAAGGTACACACCATGAGCTTATTTAAGTTAAATTATCAAAATAACAATTTACAAGACTTGGTTAGTGAGCCAAAGCTGGAAGGTGCATTCAGTAGCAAACTTGATGCAGAACCATTGGCAATTAGGCATTGGGTATTTGACCAAGGTAATTCAGAAAGTTTTAAAGATCTTGTTAATAACGTAGAGATAACACGTCAAGACCCAGAAACCAGAGAGCGGTTCAACTCTTTAATTTTGCCGAAAGAAGTGGGTAAAGCTTTACTTAGTGATATTCAATGTACCGGGAAAGACATTATTTTTGCCGTTGTTAAGAAGCTACCTGATGCGCCCAATACCCTGTTAATAGCAGGTAATGCAAATCATGAAGTTGAAAATGGCGGAGGAGTATTGCTTAACTCGACTGGTAGTACGACCGTGTCAATGCGTTGTAGGTTGAACGATGGCACTACACCTTCAGTATCTTCAACAAGATACGCTCAGGTTGCCGAAAATGAATGGTATTTTGTAGCAGGTTACATTGGAGACTTAAATTCAACTAGCAGTTTAGCTATTTTTATGGGGCCTGACTCTTACGGTGTGTTAGATATCAGCTCAAGTGGCCGAAACTTTTCAACACGGTTTTTAGGTGTGGGAAATGCATACTATGAAAATCATCCGTCCGCTACAGATACTCAGATTGCAGAGTTTGGCATTATTCAAGGTCAAGAATTGACTTTAGAATATGGCCAAACGCTTTTTGAGCATTCTAAACAGCGGATGCTTAAGCGTGGTATTAAATTGTTTAACGTGAAATAAGTTGAATATAAATGAGCCAAGTACTCCAACGCATTTACGCCAGCGCTCCCGTTAACGACACTCCCATTCATACATTAGAGCTAAAGGCCGGTTCATTGTGGGAACTTAGAATCTGTGATGGTTTTGATAATGTAATGGCTGGTATTGAAGGGGGCGAAGTTGTGCTTTTTGAAGCCAGCGGGATGGGGATTTCACTCCCAGCCCGTGGGGTGAAAGGGCGCCAAGACTTACAATTTCAAATTGATAATGTGACTGGAAAAGCAGTGTCATTAGTTGAACAAGCAAATAACGCGGGTATTAAAATTGACGTTATATACCGCGTTTATACAACAAGTGATTTAACAGCACCTTCAGAGCCGGCGATTGAAATGAAAGCGGTTGATGTACAGGCCACAGGGCTTAGCTTAAATGTGGTTGCCTCATTTAATGATCTGGTAAATAAAGCGTGGCCAAAAAAGCGCTATACCCCTTCCATCGCACCTGGGCTTAAATACTTCAGTTAATTATGCATCACATTAACGATTACATTGGTGTGCCCTACCTTGAAGGGGGTAGGGATATGTCTGGCTTAGATTGCTGGGGCGCAACACGATTTGTGCTGCACTATATTTTTAAACTTCCTTTGTTTACGTCATTTGGTCATGTTCGGTCTAAACATAAATCTGAATTTAATTACGCGTATTGCGTACTTGCTGATCAGTTTAATGAATGCAGACCAAAACACGGTTCAGTGGCATGTGGGTTTACCGCAGGGAACATGGTGCATATGGGAGTGTGCATGGATATCGATAATGAACTAATTATATTTCATTCCAGCAGAAAACATGGTGGCTCGTTTTTGAGCCTTGCCGCATTTAATAGACTATTTTATGAAGTGAAATTTTATGAATACGCAGGTTGAAATAAAAGTTTATCCAAACAAGCTTGATTTAGAGTTATTCGAAACTTGCTATGCAGAGCCAGAACTCACATTACACGAATGGCTTGTTGCTGCTGTGCCTGCATATTATGAGTCAGATCAGCCATTATTTAGCGCTATTATTAATGACGTGTATCTTGAGCCATTACAATGGCATAACTACAAATTAAATCAGATAGACGATGTAAAGTTAATTGTTGAAGCTAAAGCTGAAGCAGCAATCGCGTATGCAATTATCGCTGTCATTGCAGTTGGTTATGCTGTGTATACAGCCAACCAAATTCCTGATAACTACAACTCAACAACACCTGATGGTAGTAGTATTTATAATGTAAATGCACAGGGTAATAAGCCTAAACTAATGGGGGTTATTCCCGAAGGAGCAGGTCGGCATTTAATTTACCCTGATTATTTAACCATGCCGCGCCGCGAGTACATCGACAACGAACAATGGCTTTATTTAATGCTATGTGTTGGTGTTGGCGATTATGAAATATTGCCCGAAGAAATATTTATTGCTGATACACCGGTAAGCAGATATACCGGTGATGTTGATTACCAAATATTTGGCCCTGGTGAAAATGTAACAAGCCACGAAGCTCACCGTAATATATTTACATCCAGTGAAGTTGGCTCAACATCTGGTACGAATGGTATAGAGCTTAAAGGCGCAGTAACAAGCTCGGGCGGTAATAATAGCACGTATTTTTATACGTTTATAAATGACACCTTAGTTGTTTATATTGCAGAATATGAGCCTGAAATAGGACCTATTCGTTACAAAACAGCACCACCATTTGATGTGGGTGAAATACTTACAATCACCGGTTCAGTAGAAGGTCAAAACGATGGCTACTATGAGTTATTAACCAAAAACTCAAATGGAAGCCAAGTAAACAAGGTTGATGGGCAATTTCAAGACGATCCCACATGGACTGAGTTTGTGACTGAGTATGACTCAAGCGCGACTGTCGATGCTGAGGAACGTGGTGGAGATGGCCAATTCAACGGTCCCTTTTTCGCATGCCCTGATGGTGAAAAAACCGATCAATTGTGGTTAGATTTTTATTTGCCTAAAGGACTCGGTGAGCTCGATGACGATGGTAACTTTTTAAGCCGCAGTGTTAGCATTCGTATAGAATATCGCGATGAAGGTGCAGCAGATTGGACCTCGTTACCAGATCAAGTGTTCAGCAATTCAACCAACGACCAGTTAGGGCAAACAATACCTATTTCATTGCCAACTAAAATACGCCCTGAAATACGGGTTAAGCGCGTAACAGCAGCAAGCGAAGACACACGTATTTACGATGACATTTTTTGGACCGCATTAAAAGCAGAGTTGCAAAGTGCTATAAGTTACGAAGGCCTAACGACTATTGCAGTAAAAATTAGGGGTACCAATGCATTAGCCGGCTCTGCAGAAAACAAATTCAAAGTAATTGGCACGCGTATTTTACCTGTTTATGAGAACGGCACATGGAGCACCCCAAGGCCCACGACTGACATAGCCCCATTTTTTGCGCATGTAATAAAAAGTGTAGGGCATGCTGATAGTAAAATTGGTTTATCAGCACTTGAAGCATTACACCCAGTGTGGCACAACCGTGGTGATGAGTTTAATGCTGTGTTTGATAGTGAAAGCACCATGTTTGAAGTATTAAAGCGTGTGCTTGCTGTAGGGTTTGCTGAGCCAACAATAGATTATGGACAAATAACCCCTGTGCGCGACCAAAAGCGAACAGTCTATCGGCACATGTATCAACCAGATAATTATATTGGAATGCTCAAGCGCTCTATAAAATTAATTGATGATGACGAACCTGACGGCGTTGAAGTTGAATACTTCGACCCTGTAACATGGAAGTCAGAAACAATACTGTGTTTATTGCCTAGTGATTTAGGCTTAAACCCTGAAAAGGTCAGGGCGTTTGGTGTCACAAACCGAGACAAGGCGTATCAATTTGGCATGCGTAAACGTAGAACCCGCAGGTACCGCCGCACGCGTTTCGACTTTAAAACAGAAATGGATGCACTTAACTCAAGGTACCTAGATTACTGTGCACTGGCAGACGATATACCAGGCTATGAACAAAGCGGTACTGTGATGGGTTATGATGGCCGTTCAATTTATGTTGATCATATAGGTTTAGAGTGGCAATCAGGGCAATCACATATCCTAGCACTTAGAAAACCAGATGGCACTTTATCCGGGCCATATAACGCGACACCAGGAAATGCCGATAATGAGGTAATAATTGATACAGACTTAGATTTTACCCCAGTACTGGACGGTTCAATAGAACCACCACTGTACATGTTTGGTATTAATGAACGTTGGTGCAATGGCGTATTGATCCGCGATATAAAACCATCATCAACAGAACAAGTTGCTGTTGTTGCAGAGTTAGATGATGAAAGGGTTTACTTAGACGACGACAGCCTAGCACCCGCAGTTTAG